TGCAGGCGACAAGCGCCAGCAGCGGGGCAAGGAACAGGGCGCGGTAGCCGTAGCCCTTCTTCTTCTTCTTCTTGGTCATGGTCACTTTTCGTGCAGGTCTCGCATCATCTGTTGGAGCATCGCGAGGTTGGCCTGGTTGTGAGCTCGGGCGCCTTCGATGATCTTCTGAGTGCTTTCCGCGAACTCCTTCGTCGACGAGCGCACCGCCTCGCCAAAGTCGGCCGAGATCTTCGCGACCGTGTCGCCGTGCTCGCGCCGCATCTCGGCGATCGAGCGCAAGAAGATCACGACGACGAAGATCACCATGCCGGCCGCGCCGCCGCCGATGAGATCCTTCCAGCCGAGGTCGCCGTGCGTCGCGGCTTGCACGCCGAACATGGACAGCGCGCCGACTACGGCGCAGGCGGTGATTGTTCCTCCAGCGCTCACGGCGAGCACTCCCATGTCACTACTTCGTCAAGGGTGAACGTGTAGGTCGTTTGGCGAGAGTTGATGTCATCGACGGCGAGCGTCTTGAGGTGCTCGAGCACGTCGGCGTTGGTCAGGTTCTCGGCGGGGACGTAGCCGATGTCGCCGGTCGTGATGCCTTCCACGGCTTCAGTCAGCCAGTAGTCGACGCACCGCTCGAGGTCGCTGCCGACGATGTCGATATGCGGGCGAGTCAGCACAAGCTTAGGGATCGGCATTAGAGTGCCTGCGGGTGTTGGGTCACGCGGTAGCTGAACACCGTGAACGTCTGCGTCGCGGTCGCGGCCGACGAAAGCACGCGCAGCTTGATCGCCTGCGAGCCGGTGAAGTTGCTGGCGCTGGTGTTCCAGGCGTGCCGGTACGTCGTCGTGGCGATGCTCAGGCCGGTATCGGCAGCACCAGGAGCAGCACGCTCGGCATAGATGACGACGCCAGCTTCGGTCGTCGACTTGACCGAGTAGACGGCGCGCAGCTTGATCGGCGCTCGGTTCGTTGCGCTGGCGGCAACGGTCGTACCGTCCAGGCAGGTGACGCCGAAGGCACCAAGCTCGGCCTCAAACGTGTAGGTGCGCGTGCCGCCGCTGTTGTTGAGGATCGTGCCTTCCAGCTCGATCTCGATGGTGTCGCCAGCCGTCACCGTGACCGTCTTGCTGACCAGGTCGACGAGCGTGACGCTGGCAGCGTTGACGGCGTTCATCGGCGCGTCGGCGAACTTGACCGGCGACGAGCCGCCTGCCGGCGTCGCCCAGGTCTGGTCGCCGCGCAGGAACGTCGTGCTGTTCGCCGTGCCGCTGCCGAGCCTCGCCGTCGGCACCGTGCCGGTAGTCAGGTCGGTCGCGCTCGCGCTTGACGCAATCGTCGCCAGGCCCAGCGTCGTCCGCTGCGCGGCGTTGTCGGCGTCGTCGAGCAGCGCCGTGCCAGCTGCCGTGATGTCGCCGCCCAACTTGCTCGTCGTCACTACGCCGGCGTCGATCGTCCAAGCCCCGCCGCTGACCGTGATGTCGCCCTTGTCGCCGTCGCCGACGCCGCCCGCCGGCGTCGCCCACGTGCCGTCGCCGCGCAGGTACGTCGTCGCGTCCGCTGTGCCGCTGCCAAGTCGCGCGGTCGCCACGGTGCCCGACGTGATGTCGGCGCCGCTGTGCGTGTGAGAGATCGGTGCCGCGACGCTGGCGATCTCGGCCTGGACGCTTCCCCACGTCGGCACGTCTGTCGCAGCTGCGGTGCCGATTGGCGCACCTCCAAACGCGCCAGTGTTGTCGACCGTGAGGATGGTCGTCGGAGCAACAGCGTCGACCGTTGAGTCGCGCACCGTCTTGAGCTGCGCAAGCACGACGTCTTCGCGCGGCTTGAGCGTGCGGTTTGCCCCGGCCTTGCCGTAGTCGGGCGTTCCCTCGGCCATCAGTACACCTGGGCGGGCGGGCTGTTGTAGCCGCTGAACTGCGAGATCAGGTCTGCGGCAGCGTTGTTGGCTCCAGGCCCGGTCGGCACGGCCGCGAGGTTGCGCGCGGCCTGCGCGTTCTGGGCAGCCATGGCCGATTGCTCCTTCGCCGCCATCGCTTCGTTGCGCGCCTGCCGGATGTCGGCGACGTCCTCGTTGGACAAGATCGCGTGCGGGTCGACGCCGAGCATGTCGCCGTAGGCCTCGACGAGGTAGTCGGTGTCGACCTTGTCGAGCACCTCGGGCTTGTACTGCGCGACGCCGGCGACGTGGCCGAGGAAGCGGTCGACGGCGTTGGTGCCGATTGCGCGCTGGGCCTGGGCCAGCATGCTGATGAACTCCGGCTGCAGATCCATACCGGCGATCTCCGGCGGGGGCGGCGGCAGCATTCCCACCTTGGCCATGTGGTCGAACGTGTTGTCGATCAGCGGGCGCAGCAGCTCGTTGTGCAGACGCTCGAGCACCGGGCCGAGCATCAGCAGCTTCTCCTCGTGGCGCTCGGCCACCTCGGTAGCCGTCATGCGCGTCTGCGGGCCGGCGTTGGCCAGCATCAGGAACATGTCGCTGTAGAACGCGGCGTTGATGCGGCGCTGGTGCTCGCCGATGTCGAGCAGCATCGGCTGCAACTCGAGCCTCGTCTCCCACGCCGGCCGGATGCCGGCCTGCGGCGAGGCCGCGTCGACGAACGTCACGCCACCCGGCAGCATGTTGACCTCGGCCGACTGCATGCTGCTCGGCGCCTGCAGCGGCGGCTGCGTCTGGTAGTCGATCGCCTGCGCCTTTCGAAGCTGCAGCAGCTGCAACGCGCGGACGTCGCCGAGCGCCTCCATGCCTGGGCCGTTGCCGTAGATGTCGCCGCCGCTGACCGACCACCGCGGGGCCAGCACAGGGAACTGCTCGTAGCCCGACTCGCGCAGCAGCTTGTCGCGCTCGCCGCCTTCCTCGAAGTAGCACGACCGCCACGGCATGTTGAGCGCGTCCTGCTTGCCGCTGTAGCGCTCGCGGGCGCCGCGAGGTTCGATCGCATGCACGACCGTGACCCAGCTGTCGAGGTTGCCGCTGCGCCAGCGGCTTTGCACGCCGCTCGAGCAGGCCTCGATACCGAACTCGCCCACGACCTGGGCGACGGTCATGTCGAACTTTCGGTAGAGGGTGTCGACCTCGCCGCGACTGTTGGTCGACAGGCAGTACTCGCCGGCCGTCACCGGGTGGTGGTGAATGACGTTGTCGAAGTCCGGCTGGATGATCGCCACCGAGGTGCCGAACGCGCCGAGCTCCTCGTAGATCATGTGCAGCGTGCGGTAGGTGTTCGACCGCTGGAACACCCGCTGCATCAGCTTCGTCACCTCGTCAAGCCAGCGCTTGACAGGCACGTAATGGTTGAGGTCGGCGTCGGGCAGGGCGAGCCGGAACCACGGCCTTGCCGGCGACGTCGCGCCGGCCATCATGCCGGCGGCCATCACGCGCAGCGCGCGCGTCGCCGTGGAGTCGTAAATCTCGACGTGGCGCTTCTGGCCTAGGTTGCGGTCGGAAGTGTAGTAGCGGCCCGCGCGCGGCAAGATGTAGTCGGTGATCTCCGACCAGTGCGTGACCCAGCTGCTGCGCTCGGCCTCAAGGGCGCCGAGGCGCTGGTACAGGCGTTGCTTGATCGGGCGCGGGTCGGTCATGTCATCCCCCGAGCAGCGTGTTGCTGCCGGTGCTGCCAGCGGTGTTGGCTCCACCGGCCCCGGTCAGCATCGTGCTGCCGACGCCTTGGCCGGACATCGCCGACTCGTTGGCCATGATCTCATCGACGTTGGGCCGCTTTCGGTTCTGGCGCGCACGCTCAAGCATCTGCGTGCGCATCTCACTGCTGGCGGCTGATTCGCTCGCAGCCATGGCCTTCTCCTGCAGCTGGTTGGCCTTCTTGGCCATCTTCTTCTGCTGCTCGCCTTGGTAGGCGGCGCTGCCGATGGCAGCCACCGCAAGAATCGTCCCAGTGACTGCCATCAGATCACCTTGCTGTAGATGATGTCCTGCACCTGGTAGCCGAGCCGTGGCATCAGCTGCTCCAAAGTCGTGTTCTGCTTGGCGTGCCACAGCATCATGGTCGCGCCACGGCTTCGCGCTTCGCGCTCCGTGTCGTAGATCAGCTGCAGGCCGATGCGCGACTTGCGCGCTTCCTTCAGCACGAACAGCACGTCGTTCTGCGCGTACCGCATGCTCGAGTAGTGCAGGTGCGGCCCGATGACGTTGAAGCTGTAGCCGACCAGCTGGTTTGACTTCGGCGTCTCGATCCACGCCCCGAGGCCGAACAGCCATCCGTGGTTTTCCATCTGCTGGTAGCGCGCCCAGTCCGGGTCGAGCTTCATCACGCTCTTGTTGCGGGCCACCTCTTCGTAGTGGTTGCGGATCAGGAGCTCGCCGTGCTCCTGCCACTCGTCCACGCCAAGTCGGGTGATGCGCATGCCGCGCGGCACGCTACCTACCGACGCCGGAGGGCATGGCCCCCAGACTGCTGCCGCGCCAGCCCCAGCGGCGAGTAGTCGGCGCTCCGTGGCCGCGACGCCGCCTCGAACGCCGCGCGCTTAGGCGTCGGGTTGAGGGCCAGGACGTAGGCGGTGCCCCAGTCTGGCGACCTGCCGATCTTCTGGACGATCTCGTCACGGCTCGCCACCTTGATCGTCGTGCCGTTGAGCGACCACGTCGGGGCGGTCAAGTCGGCGAGCAGGCGCGGGTCGGGCGGCAGGGCAATGCCGTTGTTCGCCGCCGGGTCAAGAGCCTCGCGCATGCGCCACCAGCTCTCGCTGCGGGCGTTCAGGAAGGTCAGCTTGCCGGACTTGTCCATCCCCCCCACCTTTTCGCCGCCCGTCAGGCCGACCACCTGCTGCTGCGCGCCCATCAGGTGAGCGAACGCCTGCGCGCCGACGCTGAAGGCGTCGATGACGACGACGGCTTGGTCGCGCATGGCGGCGATGACGAGGCCCGCGGTCGTCGGCCCGTCCGGCGTCTGGGTGCCAGGGTAGGCCAGCGGCGCGTCGAACCACATGCCGTGGCGCCGCGCGAGCACGGTGTTGTCGCGACCGCCCATGGCCACGTCGACGCCGATCGTGTCCATCGGCGGCAGCTTGCCGGGGCGCTGCCAGCGCGCCATCGCGTCCTCGACCCAGCGGGTCGGGATCACCTGGTAGGGATCGTCCTCGACGCCGGCGTCGAAGTCGCCGTAGAGCATCTGCGACCGCAGCGGCTCCGGCAGCGACTGCAGCTGCGCCATGTAGCCCGTCTTCAGCAGGTACGGGTTGTCGCTGATGCGGCTCGGGATGAACGTCCGGCTCTGCGGCACGATCACCTCGTCGCCCCGCCGGATCACCGAGGGCCCGTCGACCTCGACGTCGGCGCCGTCCATCACCGCGAACCACCTGAGCTCGCCCGGCTTCGCCGGCTTCGGGTGCTTGCGGTCGAGCCAAGGCGCGAAGAACTTCGTCACCCACCTGCCCTCGCTGCTGGTCGGCGGGTTGAAGGTCAGCAGCACGCGGCAGGGCTGCTGCTCGTCGGTCGTGCGCAGCCAGCCCATCAGGAAGCGCACGGCCGACTCCCGCATGTTCGAGGCCTCGTCGAAGACGATGAGGTCGTGAGGCCGCCCTTGGTACTTCGTCTCGTCGCCCGGCGCGGGGAAGCTGCCGAACTCGATCTGCACGTCCTTGCCGTCGTGGCGCTTCGTCCGCCAGATGCGCTCGGCGCCGTTGTAGCCGTCGCGGTTGCCCAGCACCTGCGCGATGTAGTCGACGATGCCGACGAGCTCGGTGCCGTTCTGCCGAAAGATGGCGACGCGCTGGTGCTGCGTCAGGGCCAGGCCCACCGCGAGCGCCGACTTGCCGCCGCCGGCAGCACCGCCGAAGCCGACGATGGTCGCCTCGCTCAGGTAGCCCTGCGTCTGCGGGCCGGGCAGCGGCGTCCACGGCTTGCGCGTGGCGGCGAGCAGGCCCTGCACCTGGGCGCGCTCGTCGTCGGTCAGGTAGGACAGCAGGTCGTCGACGCTGGTCATGGCAGTTGCTCAAACGCGCTCTGGTCGATCAAGGGTCGGCCGTGGCGCACGCGGCCGTAGCGCGCGCGGTCGATCGCCTCGAGCAGCTCGCCGCGGATCGCGTGCGCCGCGCACGTGGCGAACGCCGTGCCGCGCGCAGCGTCCCATCGGCGCGTCGCCAGCCACAGGCCCACGTAGGCTGCCTGCAGCAGGTCGAGGGAGTCGCAGCCGGCCTCGCGGGCACGCCACGCGCCGAAGCGCTGGACCAGCCACTTGGCCAGCGGGCGGTGCGACTCCCACAGCGCACGGCGCTCCTCGAGGCTACGTACCGGCCCATCGCCTACCTTTCGCGCGCCCATGGTCCGCGCAGGTGCAGGGCGCAGGCGGTCGACCAGTCCTGCGGCGTGGCCATGCGCTTGGGCCAGACGGCGGTCATGGCCACGCGCCGCTCGGCGCCGTGGTCGAGCGGCACGCCGCGCGGCATCACGACGCCGTTGCCGTCAGGCCCCCACAGCACGCCGTCGGGCAGCGTCACGACCAGGTCGCCGGCCAGGCTGTAGACGGCGGCCGGCATGCCGTAGTCGGCGGCGACGACGCGCACGTCGACCGGCGTGGCGACAGCGTCGGGCCACCAGCGCGCGGTGATGGTCACGTGCCACGCGCCAACGCTGGTCGATCCGCGGATCGTCGCGCCAGCGGCGTCGACCTCCACAGGAGCCCAGGCGACGCCGACGCCGGCGAGGCGCGCGCCGTGCCAGTCGAGCTCCATCGCCCCAAGCTGCGCCAGCGGGCGGACACACGGCACCAGCGTCGCGAGGTCGACCACGCGCCTCGAGGCCGCCGGCAGGCGCACGTGCAGGTCGACCGGCCACTCGCCGTCGTCCTCGAGCCCGACGCTGGCCAGGACTAGGTGGTCGGGGCTCCACGCGGCAGCGAACGGCGGCGCCTGCGTAAGACGCGCCCGCACCCAGCCCACGTAGTCGCAGCCGCTGTCGTTGCCGGCCACGACCTCGAGGGCTTGGTCCATCACCCCGCCGGCTTGTCGCCGCCCTGTTCCTTCCGCGCCGCGGCCGTCGCCAGCAGCGCCTGGATCTGGCGCGCAGCGTCGGCGTCGGTGACCGTGCCGGTGTGCTCAACCACGATCGGGTCGGGGTCGGTCAGGCGGTCGAGGACCAGCTTGGCGGCGCTCACGTCGCCGGTCAGGGCGCGCTGCACGATCGCCTGCAGCACAGCCCACAAGGATGCCCTCAGATCGACGCCCTCGCGGGCCGCGCCCTCGAGGGCCACAGCGAAGAGATCGGGCTTCCTGGGGCGTCCTGGGCCGCCTGGGTGGCCAGGCAGCCACCTGCCCGTGACCGGGTCACGAACGCCATCTCCCGCCTTTACTGAGGGCGCGTCGCTCACCCCGTCACCTCGACCAGCGTGAACGGCACGACGTTGCGCCGGCGATACGAGACGATGCCGCGCACCGTGTAGACCGGCAGCGACAGCAGGCGCGCGATGCGGCGGTAGCCCAGGCCTTCCTCGTGCATGCAGCGCATCTGCTCAACGAGGTCGTTGCTGATCGTCGCTCGAGGGTGGTGCTCGCCGAGCCGCTGGTTGTGCTCGTTGATCGCGACCTTCACGACGCGCCCTCCCGGCAGCACGCGCAGATGTAGACGCGCTCGCCGCTCCAGCGCACGATCTCGCGCA